CTAAATTATTATCTGTCATTTATATAATGTCTATATATTTGTTCATTATATAAACGTGTAATATACAACGTAATTTAACGTGCATACATCAAACTACAATTACCATTTACAAAATTTAATATATTGTATCTTTCTTCAAATAAACGTAAATTGAAGCTGTATTCGTATAAACGAAAATTCTGTTTGTTAGAACCGATTATATTTCCTTGATCATCACAAATAATTTGGAAATTGGAATTTTGTACGTCAAAAATTGGAACATAGGTAGAGACTTCAATTTCAATTGAATTGAATTTACTCATGTTTATAGCACCAGATGGCTGATATTCAAATGGACTTGTATTTAAACAAAAATTATAACAATATAATCCTTCTTTAGCAAAGCCGCGAGTTCGTGTATATTTTTCTATATAATCATAAATACCACGTGTAAATGTGTTCTCTCTATATTCGCCATTTAACAATATACCCATTGTTTGTAATATATGTTTCTCATTTTCCACATTGAAATTACCAGAAATATAAAACCCACTACTATCTCCATTCGGATGGATGGATGGACCATAAGGTATGTTCATAACATCGGTTTTTGCTTGAAATTTTGTAGGTATTTCCTCGGGGGCTTCTAGAATATCATAAGGTGGATTATAATACGGCCAATTACTATAATTAGACCACTCATTACGCATATTTACATCATTACGCTGTAAATAAAACATCCAACTAGAAACCATACCACTAGATGAGGTGAGTTTTAAACGTTTCGTGCCTATAATATTATCAAAATCATATTGGAAAACATCCTTTATTAAGTATAATTGTTCTTGTGCGGCAAACACTTGTGATTCGGTTTTAGAGAGGAAACAATAAGTGCAAATCATATGAACATCAGCATTCCATACATTTAATTGATTTTCATAATTTTCACTGTTTAAAAATAGACTCGGTGGAGACTGTAAAAATCTATACATTTGATGCTTGCCTTCATTAAAATCAGGGCGGATATAAGGATGATTGTTTTCTATATCATCAACATCACGTATTTGAAATAAATCCTGTATAGAGCGCAATGTCACACTAATTTCTAATTCATTATATTGTAGGGATATAAGTGGAAATGCACAACGGCTTTCCAATGTAAACCACGCATTAATAGGTATATATAGATTACGACCTCTTATAGAGGGTTCTGAACCACCCGTGAACTCTGTATAAAACGAAGATGGATAACAATTCGCGCGTCCAAATGACGCGGCAGGATTATTAAGTTCCTCGGTGTTTCCAGTCATTTCATTAAATAAATTCTTCTTTTCTTGTGTAAAATCGCGCTCAACCATTGCTTCCAAATAAGAACCACTATATTTTTGTAATAATTGAGAACCACATGTAATAGATATTTCACGTATGATTTGTGTGCCAATATTCTTAATCCATTTGAAATCATATGGTGTCCAGTGATTATCATTGGAAGACACTGGATGGTATATAGGACTCCATACATCAGGTAATGTTATAACTAAATATGTATCCATCAACAATTCGGCATAACGTTTGATCTTGAATTTAAACGTGGATTCTTCTGATAATCTTAAATCACGAGTTCCATCATAATCAATACGAAACTTTTGTAATCCAAAATTTGTATATTTTGAATATTTTACTTTAAAAAAGGTCTTTGAAGGGTTACCTGTTAATATTACACTATTGTTTCCTTCTGATATTATATTTAGTAATCCACCTGCCATATATTATATTATATCATATTAAATTTTACCTTTGTATATTTTTTTCGCATTGTAATATAAATATGAAACTTTGGAAAAAATTAGCAATACTTTTTATTGTTTTGATTACGATTGTCGTATTACTGTATTTGTTTAAACAACGTATTGGTCTACAACAATATGAACCCATGACAGATCTTGATAAAAGAGATTCACAAGAAGATTTGGACAATATTGTTAATGCACAAAATGCGGAATTCGTCAATCTAGAAAAAGCATCTATTCCTAGTGTAAGTAGTTTCAACTATAATAATGATTTGAAATTAAAAGATGTTTGTATTAAGGCATCATGTAATAGTGCTTTTACCGGTAATTATATTAATAAAAAAATGGTAAAACACTTACTGTTAAGAGGGTGTAGATTCTTGGATTTTGAAATTTATAACATTGATGATATTCCATATGTGGGATTTAGTAGTAAAGAATCCCCGACATCATTGGATTCACAAAACAAGATTATGTTAAGTGAGATTCTAACCGTGATTAATGAAGAGGCCTTTCGGTCGCCGACTCCTAACACCACTGATCCATGTTTCATTCATATGCGTGTAAAAACAGGAACCAATAATTTATATCGCTCAATTGCTTCTTCTATTAATGAAAATATAAAAAATCGTCTGTATGAAGGCGAAGTTTCTCCATTCACTCCACTCAAAAAACTGGCGAGTAAAGTTGTTGTTATTATTGACAAATCGTCTAGTCCTCATTATGATAAATATCCAGTATGTGATAGCGAACCTTGTATGAATTTGGGAAAATATGTTAATCTAGAAAGCGGCACCCCACAATTCATGAATTATAGATATTCGTATATAATGAACCAAAATATAAATCCAGTATTTTCTGATGAAAATGGTACAGATTCAAAAAAACTACAATTAGTATTACCAGATATTGAAGGTAATATGCTTGGTATGTTACGTAATCCTGAATTTAATACATTATTAAAGGATTATGGAATACAAATCATTTGTTTCAACTTTTATAATCAAGATATAGAACTTGCTAATTATGAAAAAATGTTCGGAGAATTACGTAGTACTATTATTCCATTAAACGAAGCGATTAAATATGCCAAGAATGAAAAATAATTATCTCATTTTTATATATATTATAACAATGAGTAAATTTAATAGTGAGTTATGTAATAAATCAATGAGTTTCCAAGAATGTGAATTAGCCATTTTACGTCAAGCGGTTGACGATGCTGAAACTACACAAGGCAAAAACATCGCAACCAATAGTGAAGTATTGCGTATGATTTCCATTTTAGAGACGTTTTTAAAACGTAAACGTTGTATTTGTTACGGTGGAACCGCGATTAATAATATCCTACCAAAACAAGCACAGTTTTATGACAAAGATATTGAAATACCTGATTATGATTTTTATAGTCCTAATCCATTGGATGACGCAAAAGAATTAGCCGATATATATGCGGATGAGGGATTCTTGGAAGTTGAAGCAAAGGCTGGTGTTCATCATGGTACTTACAAAGTATATGTTAATTTTATTGCTATTGCGGATATCACTTTGTTGCACCCAACTTTGTTCAATTCTATTGAGAAAGACTCTATTAAAGTAAATGGTATTATGTATTGTCCGCCAAATTTTCTACGTATGAATATGTTTATTGAATTATCGCGACCGAATGGTGATGTGTCACGATGGGAGAAAGTTCTCAAACGACTGATTTTGCTAAATAAACATTATCCTTTGAAAGTAGAAAAATGTCAACAAGTAGAATTCCAACGTAAAATGGAGAACAATAGCAATGATGCTGAAAAATTATATTTCACTATCCGAGATAAATTTGTTGATGAACAAGTAGTATTTTTAGGTGGATATGCAACAAGATTATTTTCTAGATATAGTCCTAACAAAGAGAACCATATTGTTAAAAAAATACCTGATTTTGATGTTATTTATGACGACCCGGAAAAATTGGGGTTAATTCTTGTGGAACAATTGCATACTATGGGATTCAGTAAAGCAAAAGCTATTCTACATGAAGCTATTGATGAGATTATACCCTTACATGTGGAAATTAGAATTGGTAAAGAAACGATGGCTTTTATATATGAGCCAGTTGCTTGTCATAGTTACAACAAAATTAAAATAAAGGAGAATGAAATAAGAATCGCCACTATTGATACCATGTTGAACTTTTATTTGGCGTTTTATTATTCGGATAAGCCTTATTACCCACGTGACAGAATTTTATGTATGGCGAATTTCTTATTTAATATGGAAAAAAATAATCGTTTAGAACAAAAAGGTCTATTAAAACGGTTCAGCATTGATTGTTATGGACATCAACCCACAATGGAAGAAATCCGTTCTAAAAAATTGAATAAATTCAAGGAGTTAAAAGATAAACGTGGCACTGTTGAATACGATACATGGTTTTTGAAATATGTTTACAGTGATGGTAAATTTCAAGGAAATAAAAATAATAAAACCAAAAAGAAATCCACCAAAAAGAAGTCATCAAAGAAGAAGAAATCTGCGAAAGTATTAATAAATCTTTTTTAAACCCTTGAAGATTTAAACCCTTGAAGATTTAAAATGGAACATTTTCAATCGTTTAAGGGTCAGATACCAGTAACGAATTAAAATCCAGAACGCCGGAGGCGTTCCATTTTAAATCTTCACTGGTATAAAATGGG